AAAGCTTTACCTGCTGGTTTCTTACAGGGATTAGCAATATTCAAAGATAAAGAAGATGCCAAGGAATGGTCATTCGGTTGTGGTTGTGGAGGTTCATACGAACCTGTTGACTACTTGGGTGAAGTTATGTTCCAAGCATGTTCATTAAAGAAACAAAAGATGTCCACTCAATTCTCATTGGATGATGAGAAACGAATGATATATTCCCCCGCTATGAAACCTGGTATTCTGATTCCAAGATTGGATGAAGTAACCAGAGAGAAGTATTTCGTTACATTCAAACCTGAAACGATTGAGCGTATGGCTCAAAGGTTCTTGATTGAAGGTAGAACCAACAAGACAAACTATGAACATTCTGAAGTTAAATTTGAAGATGTTTATTTGGTTGAATCTTGGATTGTTAATGGTGAACAGGACAAAGCTTATTCATTGGGTTATACACCTGAACAAGTACCTGTTGGAACATGGATGGTTGGATTCCGTGTTGACAATCAGGAAGTGTGGGATATGATTAAACAAGGACAAGTAAAAGGAATTTCTATTGAAGGAAACTTTGAGTATAAGTTTTCTTCATTCAATAAAGACGAGTATTTATTGGAAGAAATAATAAACATTCTAAATCAAATAAATCAGTAATTATGAATGCTACACAAGCTATTGACAAAATTGTCCAATTACTAGGTTTGAAATTCAAGAAAGAAAGTTTTTTCGCTACAGTACTAATAGATGGTCAAACTCAAGTCACTAACAATTTAGATAGTGATTTTGGTATTGGTCAAACATTGTATGTTGTTGGCGATTCAACATTAACCCCTGCTCCATTAGGAGTCCACACAACAAGAGAAGGATTAGTCCTTACTGTTGATGAGGAATCTACAATCACGAAGATTGAAGAAGATGTAGAAGAAGCTGAACAACAAGTTGTTGAAGACGAAGTTGAAGTGGAAAACTCTAAAATCAAAATGACTGAAGCTAAAGATGCTCAAGGACAAACATTAGAATCCCCAACATTTGATGTGGGTGAAGAAGTGTATGTTGTTGGACCTGACGGAGAAAAAACTTTAGCACCTAACGGAGAACACCAAGTGATGTTAAAAGACACTGAAGGTAAAGAGGTTAAAATCAGGATTCAAACTGTGGACGGTAAAATTGTCCAAAGAGAAAACGTAGAAGGTATGTCTACAGATTTCGCTTCACAATTGGAGCAAATCAAATTGGGAATCAATCAACTTTTAGAAGTTGTTGACTCAATGAACGGTAAGTTCAAAACAGAAATTAGTTCAATAAAAAATGAATTTGAGACATTCAAAAACGCTCCACAAAGAAAGCCTCTTGAAAAGAGAGCTGACTTCAAAGAAAGTTTTGAGGACTTCAAAGTTGATTTTCTTAAAGAAATAAGAAACAAATAAAATAAAAACAAAAAACAAATTAAAAGATATGAAAAAGAACGAAAAATTCGCATACAATCTTTCAGGTTTGGATGTGTGGATTGACCAAAACGCAACCGATATGCTTATCAAAAGCATCTTAGGTGAGGTTTTACCACGTTACGCTACAATTCGTCCAAATATTAAAGGAACTCAACAAGTAGGTTTCTTAACGAACGACATCTTTTTACAAGATGGTTCTTGTGGATTCAATGCTTCTGGTCAAACAAACATTGACCAAGTAACAATCGCAACATGTAATAAAAAGGTTAACCAATCACTTTGTGCTTACGACCTTTATGACTATTTCTTAAGTCAGAGATTATCTAACTCTAACTTCCAAGAATCAGTTCCATTTGAGGAATTAGTAATCACAGATATTTCTAACAGAATCGCTGATACTGTAGAAAAGCAATTATGGAGAAACACAACTGCTACAGGTGCTACTGAGTACAACAACCAATGTTTTGACGGAGCTTTAGCTTTAATCACTTCAGGTAATGGTGCTACACAAGTAACTTACACAGCAGCAACTTCATCTAATGGTTTAGATGTATTCTCTACTTACTACCAAAGAATCCCTGCTAACGTATTACACAGAAATGACTTAGCTATGTTCTGTTCTTACTCTGATTATAGAGCTTTAGTTGCTTCAATGAGAAATAGTTCTTATGTGAACTTATTCTCTTTTGATGACAAATCAGCTGCTACAGGTCAAGAATGGTCAGTTATGTTACCTGGTACAAACGTAAGAATCATACCTACACAAGGTCTTGATGGACAAAACAGAGTAGTCGCTGGTCCCGCTTCTTACTTTATGGTTGGATTTAATGCTACCGATAATGGTGGTATTGAAATCAAAGGTATGTACGACCCGTATGAAGACATCGTTAAAATCTTCGCTAGATTAGTATATGGTCTTGGAGTATTCTCTATAGATTCATTCGTAATCGCACGTTAATAAACCAAAACAAAAAAACAAAAACATAATAATATGAGTTGTTATATTTCAGACGGATACACCCTTGATTGTAGAAATGCTTCAATTGGTGGTATTAAAGAGATGTGGATTTTGGGAACAAGCGGAAATACTATTTCTGGTTTTACACAAAACGCTTCTGAACAAATTACATCATTTTCTGGTAGAGGAACATGGTTTAATTTTGAATTAGTAAAGCAATCTAGCTCTTTCACGGAAGAAATACAAGTGAACGATGTAGCACAATCTGTTACATTCGCACCTTCACTTGTGATTTCACTTCCAAAATTAGACCAGTCATTAAGAAATTTATTCTTTGACTTAGTTAAACAAAACGAAATCAACGCTATTGTAAAAGACAATAACGAAAGATATTGGATGGTATTCTTAGCTAACGGTGGCCTAGTGTCGGCGGGTAGCATGAGCACAGGACAAAACTATAACGATTTGAACGGGGTAACCCTTACAATCAGTGGTGGTGAACCTGACGCTTCAAGAGAAATCTTAGTGACAACTACTTTAGCAGCAGTTGCTCCTCAGTTCACTTTCCAATCTTAATTGATTGAATAATATTAGTGGGGGACTTTTTGTCCCCCATTATTTAGCCACATTTTTATTATATGAGATTAGTATGGAACGGAAGGTCTTACAGACCAGCAACCAATTTTATTAGAGTTAAAGACGATGATATTAACGAGTTGATGAAACCATTGTCACAAAAGACAAAGTTGGGTTCAGCAGTGTTGACTGGTTATGTAATAAATGCCGTGCCAAATCCTGAAGGTGGGGAGGAACCAGTTACTTCACCGACTCCCACGATTACGTCAACTTCCACAAGCACTCCCATACCGACCTTAACGCCAAGTTCTACCCCTTATATTTTACCTGAAACACCAGCATTATGGTATGATGCCACAAATCTTGGTTCAATAGATTATGTTACATCAGGTGGAACAAACTATGTTCAGAATTGGAGAAGTATTGGTACTTACCAAAAAACTTTATCAGCCGCAACAATCAATACCGCACCTGTATGGTCTGGTTCAAGTCAATTACCAGGTTCACCGAATGTTGTTAGATTTGTTGGTTCAACTGTTTCAGGAACAACCAAATATCTATCACAAAGATTTGACCCGACGTTAATACCTCAATCAGGTGGAACAGTGTTTATTGTTTTAGCATCCCCAAGTGGAGCAACTTATGCTACAACTGCTTCATCTACATTTGGTTATACTTCAAGATTATTGAGTGGAAATACAACAACGGGTGGATTTGATGCTGGAAATCAACAGAACGTAGCCAATCAAATATTTGGTAGTAGTAATGCGGCTGGTTTTGGTATAACCAAACAAGGTGTGATAGTACAAAACCAATTTGGCTATTCAGGTACAAACTTAAATAATAAGTTCTTAGTTGCTGCCACTTATCCTTTCCCGACAGGTTATTTTGAAATAGAAATAAACCAATCAGGTTTCACAAGTCCGAACTTATTTACTGGCTCAACAGCAAATAATTTTAACCAAATTGCTATGGGTCAAGTATTCTTATCTGCTGGAACATTTACAGTCAATTCAATTAACAACAGTGAAATTGGCGAGTATATGTTCTTCAATCGGGTATTATCACAAGCGGAAATTGAACAAGTACAAGATTACTTAAGAGACAAATGGAGATATGATGAATGGGCTTCACCTGTTCCCACGCCGACTCCCACAGATACTCCGAGCGTAACTCCGACTCCGAGTGTATCTCCGACTGTCACAATGACTCCAACCAATACAAGTAGTCCGACCCCAAGTCCATCACCAGTACAATTTAGTCCTTCAGGTTTAACTAACTTACAATATTGGTTCTTATCAACAAGTGGAGCATCTGTTTCATCTTGGACTAACTATGGATTACTAGGTGGTTCAGTAAGTCAAGGTACAGCTTCTCAACAACCACAAATACTCACAGGAACTTTAGGGTCATATACAGGACAAACAGTTCAATTTACAAGTAGAGATAATATGGCTGGACTTGGTTTTACATCAGCTAATTACTCATCTTCTACGGTATTCTCTGTTATGAAGGTCAATGCTACAGATGCTAATGGATGGTCTATAAGTTTGTATAGTTCAGGAACAAATAATACTGCTTGGGATTGGCAATCAAGAAATACTGGTCAAACCTCAATCGCAAGAAAAAATCCAGGTTCTTCAACTTCACCAAATAGAACAATTGCTCCTTTGTTATTGGCAACATCAGGAACATCTGGTTCATTCTTTACAGCATCCTATAATGATGTTTTAGGAACAAGTGGAACAACAACTTATACGGGAACAACAGCAGTTAATTTTATTTTCGGAAGCGACCCTGGTTCAGCATCATCAACCAATATAGAAGTTTATGAACAATTGGTCTATAATAGAGTTCTGACCACAACAGAATATAATGATGTAATGAATTACCTT